ATATGCTTGATCAATCAGTATTTAAAAAATTTGATTTATTGCCAATGTCGTATAGCAAATTAAATTCTTTTTCAAACTTTCCATGTCAATTTATAATTAATAAAATTTATAAACAAGATACAGGAATTAATCCTGCAATGCGTGTAGGTCACCTTGTAGAAGAAATGTTGCATGAAAAATTATTAGGTAATGAGCCAGATCAAGCACTTTATCAAAATAAACTCGAAGATGAATTGTCTGATTATCACGATCAAGATAATTTAAACAAATATATTAATTATATCCCACAATTCTATAATCAATGTTTACCTTTATTTCAAAAATTAGGTAATTATAAATTACATAGTTATCAAGAAGAAATAAAAACTAATATTCTTGGAATTGATTTTATTGGATATACGGATTTTATTTTTGATCTTGATGATTGTTTATTTGTTTACGATCTTAAAACAAAGGCAAGAATGGCAATTAATCATTCTGAATATTTGCAACAATGGGTTTATAGAAAAGCATTACAAGAAAAATATAAAAAACCTGTACATTGTCATTTGTATATTGTTACACCAAAAAAATATCATATTGAAGATATTGAATTTAGTGATGATATAGAGATTGAAATACATAATAAATTGAAGGGAATGACATCACTGTTGCAAAAATGCAACACACCAGAAGATATTGCTCTTTTATATCAACCTAACCTTGATAGTTGGGAATGGAATATACAAACAATTCCTGCAAGAAAACAAATATGGGGAATTTAGTATTTTAACAGGTCTAGAGTATATTTTATAGAATAAGTGGGTTCTCTACCAAAATTCTACTTTTAATATACTCTATGCCTCTGAAAACGGGTTTTTGAGGTATTTTTTTTACATAGGTACAGGCAGATTTTAAAACTGTATGACCACTACCTAATTCTTTGCTTGATTTCATTGTAGATATGTAATATGCAACACTATCTTCTTTTTCTAAGAAACCAACCGCCCAACAAGGCTCTATTTCACAATCTCTTTCAAATTCTTCATAAGTTTGCCATAAATTTGATAGCGAAGAATGATCTAAAAACTCTAAATAAATTATTGTTAATTTTGTTTTTTTCATTATGTTTAAAATTAATTAACATAGTGTATATCTTCGCAAAAAACCAAGAGGGTATTAAAATATCCTCTTGGCTCTAATTCTTAACTTAGGCATTTTTCTTTTATATTTACCAAAAGTTAATTTTTTAAATGTTCTACCTTTGCTTCCAATAATTTTTGGTTTTATTAAAACCGAAAGTGAAGAGGTAGTTGTTATCACTTAATGTAATACCCAATGATGTAATACAACAACAAGAGCCATAACCATTAATACTCTTACCCATGATTTAAGTTTTGTAAAACCCTCAAACCAATCCATTACTGTGTCTATTATTTTCATTTGCTTATTCCCTTCTGCTTCTCGTATGTTCTAAGCGTGGCCATGCCCAAAAGTGACATGACGAGCGGCATTAAAACACCCATGTCAAGAGTTGGCAAGGGCATAGTTTCTATTTCAAATACAGCAAGAAAAAACATTATAAATTGCTTCAATACGAATTCCCAAAAAATTGCTAAGGCACAACTGAAACCAATTAATGGGCGCCAAATTCTTTGTAGTAAACCACCAAGACCTGTTGCAGTAGATTTTGCGTCTGCAAGGTTTATATCTGTTTGTGCTTTATTTAATGCGTTATCTAATTCTTTGAGTTTTATTTTCGCCTGTGCTTTTTCTTCATCTGATGTATGAAGTTCATCAACAATTTTTCCTACACTATCTACCAATCCACCACCTAATAATTTATTTAACATTATATTGACCTCATTTTATCTGCTAAATTTTTTGCTCTTGCAGGAACTTGACGAGCCCATTTACTATCGAGCATTTGATTTGCACTTTCTTGAAAATCTTTATTTTGAAGAGCCTTTTGAAATTTTAAAAATTTACTAAGGCGTGGATAACCAAGTTGAAAGCTCATTTCAATCACAATTTCAAATGCTTCTTCTGGAATACTATCTTCGTCTATAAATTTTTTTGCGTCTTTCAAAGCAACCTCAATATCATCATTTAATAATTCCATTACTTCGTTCATGGTCAGTTCTTTATCAAGCAAATATTCTTCTTGTGGCAATCTAATTAAATGGCCAACTCCTGTGGTCATTGCAGAAGCACCAATTATTGGGTCTTCGTATGCTTTGTATCTAATGCCCTCATGAGCAATAATACTTTCTCTTAATCTACTAATGTCCATATTTTTTAATCAACCTTTCAAGGTACCATTTTGCCTTGAGCAAATCTTCAAGTCCATTCTTTTCTTTATATCTACAAATATATTTTATGCAATTCCCCTCAAAATAATTCATTTCATATTCTTCAATAAAATCGGCAACTTCAATATCTCTTTTATAATATTTAGGATTTATCTTGTCATTTTTACTCATAAATAAACATTTCTATCCCAACTACCATTTTTCTTTAAAACCATTGGTGTAATAAATGGTATTCCGTCTGTAATAACTGCACTACTTAATATTGGTTTTGCAACATTTACTTTCATATATGCCATACTCAAACTATCTTTATTGACCAAACACCCTGTTGATATACCCCAATTTAAAACATAATCATTGGCGACATATTTAACCTCACTGACCGTATGAAAATGGCCCTGCACACAACACATTGAGGTTTCTTTAACTGCCTTCGCAACATCTTTACAAAATTGATGTGCAAACATAATTTTATTTTTATCAGTATCTATAAAATGCTTTTCTTTCCATTCCCACCCTATATTGACATCAAGTATTTCATTATATGTTTTAATAAACTTTCTTGACATCTTATTTGCTATTGCTCTTCTTAATACCATTGAACCATGATTACTTTCTAGTAATACCATTTTAGGAAAAATTTTTTCTAATCTCTTTATCCATGATTTAGTTACTTCAAGTTCATCATGTGGACTTGGTAAATCTGGGTCTATATTATGAAAATGAATTGAGTGAAAATCTGCTTCATCGCCTATATGAACAACACAATCTGGTTTATAATATTTTTTTATTTTTGTTAACCATTCAAGGACCTCTGGGTGGCAATAGGGAAAATGCGTATCACCAATTACTAATATTTTTTTAGGTGTTTTCATATTCATTAGCATCTACACAAAAAAGTATATATTTGCGAATACTATATTCATCTAACATTAACTTTAAATAGTTTGCGTTTGATTTGCAATCTTCAACGGATTTATATTTTTCATTAATTGAGATACAATCACCTGCAATACACATATACCCCAAAAGGAATATAGTATGTAAGTTCACAACAAAATATCTCTAAGAAGGATTAAAAGATTTGAAAATACTAAAATACCAACAGTCCATAACACCTTTTCTACTGATCTTAATTTTTGGTCTAAATGCACCAAATGGTTTGATTTTATAATATCAATATCTTTTTTTATAATCGCAACTTCTTTATCAAGTTTGTTTATTTTTTCAGATTGTGTTGCCATTGTTAATACCGATTGCATTTAACTTCACTTGTGACTGTTTGTCAAACGCTTCAACTAATTCTCTATCTTTTGTAAATTTCTCTTGATATGCAATAAACTCTTTTTGATGTGCCAAAACATCGTCAATACTCATTGTCATTATTTGTTTTCTTAATTCTGCATTTTTTTCGTGTGCCAAATCAAGTCTATCTAATAAAAATTTATTATGTATTCTTAATTCTCTTACTTCTTTCTTAATATTATTAAGTTCTTTTTTTAATTCTTTTTCAGTGGCCATATTTTACTTTACCCCTGCCAATGGATTTGACAATGCTTTTTTAATATTCAATTCTAATTCTTGCTCTATCACTTTTAATTCATCAAATATTTCTCTTGCGTCTTCTTTCTGTCGATCTTCAACATCATTAACTATTTGAGTTATGTGGCGTATATCTTGTTCCATTTGACGAATTTGCGTTTTTAAATCATTTTTTATATCAAGCGTTATTTCTGAAATGAGGCTTACTTCTTCAAGTATTGTATCTATCTCTGTTTTTAAAACTGCAATTCTTTCATCATAAGACGAAAGGTCGGGTGCTGTATAGGTTAAAATCTTAGCTTTCATGTCTAAATAGTCATCATAAAATTTATAAACCGTCCACCCACCACCAATAATTGCACCAATTAAAGATATAATAATAAATACTTTACCACCTTTAAATTTCATGCCTTGGTATTCTACTTCCATTGTTGATCTACCATTTCATTCATTGTTCCGTAATCTAAATAACCCATTATTCCCGCTTGATAATCTATTATCACATTTTGGTCAGCATACAAACTATCTTGATAGAATTGACCGTCCTGTATTTGTTTTTCTAAATAACTATTAAAATTTGCGTCAGATAAAACAACCATTAATGCTAATTGAGTAGTTTGTGATTGTGCAGACATTTTATCTTTCTGTTTTGCCATTAATTTATTAGCAATCTTTTGTTTTATTTCTTGTGGTTTGATTTTTTCTGTTTGTTCTTCTTGTTCTTCTTTTTCTTCCTGCTCAACTTCTTCTGTTTGTGTATCATCTGCAACTTCAATTTCTTCAACATTTTCTAATTCTTCTGAAATTTCTGCTTCCACTTCAGCTTGTGCCATTTCTACTTCTACAACTTCTATGACCTCTATTTCTTGTATTTCTTCAACAACAGGTATTTCAGTTTGAAAATCGTCTGATAAATCTATTTCAAAACTTATGCTATCGTCTGGTGTTTCAATTTCTATTTCAATTATATCTTCTGGTGGTGGCGCAATATAACTAGATTCGTAAATATATTCGTTTGTTTTTAATTGAATGGTTAACTCAACAGTATTAATTATCTCGTTAATTATTTCTGTTATTTGATTGTATGTGACATTAAAAAAAATATCACTAAACCCCACCCCGTAATAACCTGTATTATATCCACGATCAATTCCGTATAATTCTAATTCAGCATTATCAAAATTAATATTTGATACATCTTGATTAAAAGCAAAATCCTGTGACCCTATCCAATTAATTCCTGTATAATTATGAGTATATTGTTCTTTTAAATTATTTCCTTCATACAGTTTTACAGAAATTTTAAAATCGTCTCTGCAATCACCATTTGTTTGATTACAAGCAGGAACAGTTTGATTTGAAATATGTGAATAAACTTTACTTCCATAATCTAATTCTTGAATGTCGTTATAACTAGATAAATCAATGTCATAAGTTCTAGTTCCACCACCTTGACTTTGATTTCCTGTGGTTATTTCTGCACCTGTCATTCCATAATTATTACCAACAACATTGATATTAGAATCTGTATATGTATCTGTTAAATTTTCTGTTTGAACTTCTGTGGTTGTTGTGACTGTTTGATAAGTTGTTTGTTGTATTTCTTCTACAACTGTTTCTGTATAAACCCAAACTTCAGTTGTTTCTAAAAAATCACCAATAACTTCTGTAATTGTTTCTGTTAATTCTGCCTCAACAATGACTGATATAACAGTTCCACCATTTTCACCTGTATCACCAACTTGATATTGTTGATCGTATGCTTTACAGTAAGATGAGCATAAGCATAGCAGTAAGACTAGACCACTTAACAATTTGTGCATTTTCTGAAATATCCTTTGGTTGTTCTATAATTGGTGGGAATATTTTTGAGCCTTCTGGAACAAGATGTCTATTTTCTTCTAATAACCACAATTCCTTTGCCTCTAGTCCAATCTTACCGTCAATAGGTGGGTAAGTACCTGCTAACCATAAACTATCAAAAACACGAGGGTCATTTTGAGCTAGAATAGAAACACTTGCCACTTTAAGACCAAGACTAGCCAACGCCCTTGATAATTTAATTGCCTCGCAGTTAGGGTCTGAAACAGTTACGCCACTACTAATACCAAATACTTGGGTGCTAACACTTCCTGCAACTGCAGTCTTACATATATCTGAATTATTAATCACAACACTTGGGGATATTGCAGAGGGTGGTGTTTTGTCAACTGTGACTGTTGAACTTACTGTGTTAGTTTCTGAATATGCTTTTGGTAAAAGTAATAAGAATGAAATTAAAATTGTAGATATAAAATAAATGAGCCAATCATTTCTCATTCACTCTAGGTATCTCCAAGTCTAATAAATGTAGCATGAGTTTGATTTGAATTTCCACCACCAAATCTACAAGCATTATTATCTGATGCTGAGGATCTAAATTGAACCTTATGTGTGCTTGTGTTTGTTACATCAAATTGAAAACTACAAGTTGCTTCTGAATGTTCATTTGCACCATTATCAACATTTCCATAGCTTTCTGACGCAGTAAGAAAATTAGAGCCACTATCAGTGCTAGTTTGCAATAAAATTCCTGCAAAATCACAAGAAGCACTACTTCTATATATATAAGCATTAGACATAATCAAATAAATACCTGTAGAAGGAAAAGTAAACACACCACTACTTTGTGTCATGCTAGAGCCTAAAGCACCAAAACCTCTGCCAGAAACTTGGCTCCAACCTGTAATGGTTGTAGTTGAATTAGGTACATCATAAGCACCTGTTAATCTCCATTGATCTGCCATTGTAACACCACCTGCACCACTTACAGTTCCTGTAAATGCAAAGTTATCATCTAACTTTAGTCCTCTTGCTCTAGTTTTTATAAGTGTCATTTTTTAGGGTATTTATCCTTTATTGCTTGTACTCTATTTTTTTCTGCTGTTACACCATTTTCCATAATGTTTTCCATTTGTTGTTCAAAACTTCCATACTCTGCTTTGCGTTTTGCAATTTGATTTAAGTTATATTCATAGTCATCAGCATCACTATTCAATGCGTTTAGTTGTGCGTCAGTAGGTTTTGCAGGACTATCTAAATTCCATTCAGCAATATAAACAACACCGTCACCGTCATCTTGCAAAATTACATCTTGTCTAAAATTTACATCATTTCCAACATATATAATTATTTTTGAACTTAATTCTGCCATTATGTACCACCTAACAAATATCCACCAAAAAATGTAAATCCTGCAGCATCACCAGTTATAGTTGTGCCACCACCCATATCTGTGTGCATGATAACTTCAAAATAATCATCTGTATCACTTTCAACTATACATGATGTAAATAAACTTGGTTCTTTATCGTCACTACTGTTTGCTGCAATATGTTTAAATCTTGATGCAACATAACTTCCATTTTTCTTTATATCAAGTTCGGTTGTTGCTTGATTGTGCATAGCTTGAATATGTATTTGTGCAATTAAAAAGTATTGACCTGCTACAGTTGGAGTAAATCTACTTGTTGATGTATCAAATTTACTATCTGAATCTAATTTTTCTGAATTGTATGTGACCTTTGTAGAAGAATATGCACTTATGGATTGGTTTCCTGTTTTTATTACAAAAAAGGCAGGTGTATTTCCACCTGCATCTGCAAAACTTAAATTACCACTTCCGTCAGTTTGTAAAAATTTATTAGCACTTGGTGAAGTAGTAGGTAAAGTCAAAGTATAAGATTGTCCTGCACTATGAGCAGGTGATTTTAATTTCACACCATGACTGTTTTGTGAGCAATTAAGCTGAAGTGTTCCGTCTGTAGTTCCGTCACCTTTGATCTGTAAACCTGCGGCACTTGATGTAGAAACAAAATTTGTTTTTGCGTCTGTGATCGCATTGTCAGATACAGTTGTTGCTACTCCAACAGCATTGACATTACCAAGAACTAAAATGAAATCTATGACATCACTTGAAGTTAATGCAGAAGAAAATGTTATTGTAGATCCAGATACTGTAAAAGATGAGTTGGGTTTCTGAATACTACCATTCAGAGATACAAGCATATGATTTGCACTCTCTGGTGAAAAGTTTGATGAATTTCTTTGTAAGGTATAACTTGCAGTAGCTGATGTTGAAATCGTATCTAAAATTACAAAATCGCCTGTGACAGGGGGTACTCCAATATAACTCATGTGTTTGGTCTTTCTGGAAATTCTACTGCGTTTACTTCATCAACAGTAGTCAATCCGTTTGTTAAATCTCTAAGTTCTTGTCTATATGTTTTCCAAGCACTAGGAATTGTGCCACCTGTTTCTTTTGCTTTAATGACTATCCAATCAGTTTGTTCTAATAAAGAATTTCTTTTTTCTCTTAAAATGGTTATTGATCTTTCAAAATCTGTTTCAGTAGGAATTGATGCAATTCTATTATCATGCTCGGTTTGTTCCTGCGTAGTCATTTCTCTAATAATACCATTATCAACTTTTTTTGTCATGATTGTGATACCCCAAAAACTTGAATATTATATTCATCTAAATTTGTACTACCCATAATTCCAAATCCGCTATGTCCTCCTGTTGCCATATAAATCCCACCACCTGTTTTATCTATGACATTTGCTGAAGTATCTTGTACTGTACAATGTATATTCAGTTGAGTAGTTTTAGAACTTACCATTGGTTTTTGAAATAATAAATATCCTGCATGAGAATTGTGACTAGCACCTGCTTCAGCACTACTTCCTAATTCAAAATATGTAGAAGTTGCATGAACTATAGTTCTACTTGAGCCATCACTCCTTAATCCTAACATTGGTTGCCTATAATTTGAAGCAGTCAAATAACTTCCACTTGATCTTAACCTTAACCAACAATTTGATGCACTTACATAACTAACAACAAAGGTCACATAATAAAAATCATAATCTGTGGTAAATAAATCAAAAGATACATCACCTACATTTTGTCCTGTAGCATTCGCACCACCAAGCCTTACTAATCCATTACTACCTGCACCTGTGACTGTACCTGTAAAAGCATAGGTATCAGTCAAATCCATACTTTCTGCTATGATCTTATTAAATGGCATATTTATTCCTTTGGATATTTATCCTTAATTGGTTTTATCATTTCTTCTTTCCATTTATCAACACCATCATGATATATTTTATCAAGTTGGTCAAAAACGTTAGGGTACTCTGCTAC